ATGGAAAAAGAATTAGAGAATATAAAAAAGACTTTGACACAATTTATTGAAAAGTATCAGTTAAAGACTTTAAAAATTAATACAAAAATAGAATATCATTCAAGACTTAATACAAAAGATGATTTGAAATGGGAAGTAGAAAATTATTCAACAGTAAATAAGATTGATATAAATTTAACGAAATAGGAGGATACAAATGCAAAAAGTAAAAGAATTATACAATAAGACATTACAAAGGTACTATAACGGATGTAATTATATATCAGAACATATAGATGAAGCAGATAAGTATTTACCAAAAGTTTTAGAGCTATTAGATATACTAAATCAAATATTAAAACGAATACCAGCAACAGAGGAGGAGATACTTGATGGATTTAAAGCTTAGAGATTATCAAAAGGAAGTATTAGAAATAATAGATAATTTAAAACCTGGTTCTTATTTGATCCAAATGGCAACTGGATTAGGTAAGACAGCAACATTTACAAATATAAAAAGAAAAGGTCGTGTATTAGTTTTAGCACATAGAGAAGAACTAATAACACAACCAGTTAAATATTACAACTGTCCAGTTGGAATTGAGATGGCTAGTCAACATTCCAATGGAGAAGAAGTTGTAATCGCTTCAATAATGAGTTTAACACATAGATTAGAAAAATTCAAGTCAGACGAATTTGACATGATAATAATAGATGAAGCACATCACGCTGCTGCACAAAGTTATAAAAAAATAATAAATTATTTTAAGCCAAGACTTTTATTAGGATTTACAGCAACGCCTAACAGAGGGGACAATGTGAGATTAGATGATGTATTTCAAAAAATAATATTTCAAAAAGATTTGAAATGGGCTATACAAAATAAATATTTAACTGATATTGAATGCTTAAGAGTTAATATTGGATATGATATTTCAAAAGTAGCAAGAAGAATGGGAGATTTTGCAACTGGTGAATTGGACAAAGCTATGAATACAGAAGTCTTAAACGGTGCAATATCAGAAGCATATCAAAAATATGCGAAAGGACAAACATTAATATTTGCAACATCTGTAGAACATGCACAGAACATTGCTAATTTAATACCAGGAGCAGTAGCAGTAACTGCAGAAACAAAAAATAGAGCAGAATTAATACAAAAATTTACTAATAGAGAAATACCAGTACTTGTTAATTGTATGATATTTACAGAAGGAACTGATATGCCACTTGTTGAAACTGTAATGATTGCAAGACCAACAAGTAACAGCAGTTTATATACACAAATGGTAGGCAGAGGATTGAGACTTTATCCTGGTAAAGAAAAACTAATATTAATAGATTTGGTTGGAACTACTGGTAGAGCTAATCTTTGTACAGCACCTACATTGTTAGGAATAGATATGGAAAATGTACCAAAATCAAAACAAGATGAAATTCAAGGAGATTTATTTGATTTACCAGATCTTATTCAAAAAATCTCTGATGTTCCAGAAAGTTGGATAAAAAATATAGAGATAGTAAATCTTTGGGCAAAAGGACAAAACTATAATACACATGATGTAAATTGGTTTAAGATGCCAAATGGAGATTTTGTATGTACATTAAAAAGTTTTAGATTAGTAATACCTGCACAGGATGAAATTGGAGAAACTACATTGTATGGTAAGAAAATGAAAATGCAAGAGGCTTTTGACTTAGCGTATACATATTTATGTGAAAATTATTCAGAACAAAAATACATATGGGATGTAAAACAAATAAAAAAATGGGGAAAATCAGAAGCAAGCGAAAAACAAAAAACAATAATAAAAAGAATGTATAAAGACTTGGATGTTAGTGAGCTAACAAAAAGTGAAGCAAGTCAAATATTAAATAGATTATTATACAAAGGAGTGTAAGGTGCAAAAAGGAAGAAATTTTGAAAGACAAATTGAAAAAGTAATAGATTACATAGAAAAATTAGGGTTCCATGGACATAAAAATTACGCAAAAAGAACATCAGAAGGACTTTACTTAGAAGGGGAATGTTTTGATTATGAAATATTTTTGCCGAATAGACATGACTGCTTTGATGCAAAACAATGTCAAACAGATACATGGCACATAGTAAGAAAAGATATTAAACAAACTAATGAATTAAAAAAATGTAAAAATGCAGGGTGTAATGCTTATTTTCTTATATGTTTTGAAAATAGAGATGTAAGGCAAATTGATGTAGATGTAGTTATTGATTATTTAAAGCAAAATAAAAAATCAATAAAAAAACAAGGATTACCAACATGGGAATTAATAAAGAAATTGGAGGAAAACGAGTTATGAGTGATTTAACAAACGAAGAATTAATAGCAACAAGAAAGTTGCACGGATTAGATGATAATTTATTTGAAGAGGAAATAGAAGTAGGAGAATATGTGAGAACAGATAAAGGCTATATTTTTAAAATAGATAAAGAAGAGAAAAACTTGCAAATAGTTAATTTTTTTTGATGCAGAATATGGGAAAATAGTAAAACACAGCAAAATAATATCAGAAGTTGTAAACGTTGGAGATTATGTAAATGGAAAACTAATACACAAAATAGATAAAGGACCAAATTATTGTTATTTATATTACGGAAATTGTAAGACATTTGTAGATTATCAAATAAAAACAATACTAACAAAAGAAAGTTATATGGCTAATTGCTATAAAGTAGGAGGAGAAGATGAGTGTTAAAGGAAAAGTAAAAAGATTAAACAAAGAACTTATAAAATTAAGAGATGATTTAGAAACAGAAAGATTATCAAATAGAAGATTAAGAAAAAAATTAGATAAACAAATCGAATCTAGTGTTTATACTAGGCAATTAGAAAATATAGTAAAGTTTGCAATAACTAATCATATAGGAAATTTGAGAGGTGGAATGCGAATAGAAAGATATGGAATAGATAAAATGCAAGATTTAAGACTAAGTATAGATTATCAACCAGAATTTAACAGTTACATAATTAGAGTTAATTATTAGGAGGAAAATAGATATGTTATTTTGTGAAAAGGAAGATTGTAAATTTAGAAGTAAAACAAAGTGTAAAAATTTTGCGTTAGGTGATGAACCAGCTTATAATGCAAAGCTAAGCATACGCTTATTAGTTTTTATGCTGATGGTTCTAGTGATACATTTATACCTGCTGATAATACTTGTAGTTGTTTAACATATCGTAAGAAGGAGGAGTAAATAAGATATGAAAGTAATAGTAACTTTAAGCGACATAATAGCAATAGTAGTTTGTATAATTTTTCTAATCGGAGTTGTTGTATATGCTTTTATAATAAAGATTTTAGAAAAAATTAGAAAACATAAAAATAAAATAAAAAGGGAGAGGAGTAAAACATAATGAAAGAAAAAACAGCAGATGAAATTAAAATAGAAAATGAAAGAGATAAAAATTTATATATGCAAGGATATGAACAAGCATTAAAAGATGCAAATTTAAATGAATTTTTCCAAGAGGGATATATTTATGGAATCCAAGTTGAAAATAAAAATTTTATTAGAAATTTAGAAGAAGTTATTTATGAATTAAAAGAAAAAAGGAAAAAAGGGGATATTGTTATAGGTTATTGGCAAATAAAAAATATGATAGAGGAGATTATAAAACAGTGCAAAATAAATTAGATAAAATTAAATTTTATGAGCAATTAAAAAGATTCAATAATAAATATATACCAATTTTTATAATGATGCCCATAAATTCTAATAGCAAATATTCAATTATTTTAGACGAAAATAGAGTTAGACAGAAAATAACTCATGATTATACTCTACAAATTTTTGATAGAACAAAATCAGGATACGAAAAGTATTTATGTAATGACATTGAATTTAACTTGATAAATGAAAATATAAGAACAGATTATCAATTGTATAAGTTTATAGATAAAAAAATAGGAGGTGTTTTAAGTGAAAGAAGATGATCTTATAGAACTATTGAGAAAATGTTTAAATGTGCCTAAATTGGCATTTGGGGCTAATACAGTAGAGCCATATAAAGAGTTGCAATATATAACAGAAAATGCAGATTGTATTTTATATTTACAAAGTATGTATTTAGCAAGTAAAAATAATCTTAAAATTTATAAAGATGACGAAGAAAGTAGACGAAATATAAAAGAGAATATAAGCAGAATATCAGAAGAAATAAAGGAAAAATGTCAAGAGTTAGAAGAATTTTACGACAAAAGGGTAAAAGAGGGGTGGATTTAAGTGAAAGAAAATAGTAGAGAAGAAGATATAAAAGACATAGAAAAATATATAAGTTTTACAAGTAAAAGAGAAAATTTTAGTCACGATACAGATTGGAATTGGAATAAGGATTTAGCAAACAAAATAGAACATATTTTATCAGATTATAAAAGAGTATTGAAGGAGAATGAAGAACTAAAATCAAATAATGAAAAATACACAATACATTTAACGGACAAACAATACAATGCAGTAATAGAAAAAGCACAAAATGATATAAATCAAAAATGGATTCAAAAAGTAAAAGACAAGATAGAAGAAGAAAAATTACCACTAACAATAGTTGGCGGAAGAAAAAATAAAAAAACATTAGAATATGGAATAAAATTAGGAAGAAGACAAGCTTTACAAGAACTAATAGAAGAAAGAGAGGAAAAATAAAATGTTAGGATATTACATAAAAAGTACAATAGTATTTTTAATAATATACTTTGCTTCAAACAGAGCAATAAGAACATTATTACATAATAGAGATGAAATAGATTATAAAAAATACACAAAAAAAGACAATAAGGGAATATGGTATACATATTGTTTTATACCAATTTTAAGAGTAGTAGTGTTATTAGTAATGTATTGGCTAACGGTAGCTTCTAAAGAAGATTTAGACAAGCTATTTAATAAAAAGGAGGACTAACCATGACAGACTATGAACAAATAATAATATCAGCTGAAAGGTATGCACTTGGAAGAATGACATACATAGTAGAAATAACGGTAAATTATATACTTGAAGAAATAGAAAATGATAAATTATCAGATACGTGTCTAAGTATTATTGCTAAAGATATAAGAAGTACAAAAGACTTAGGAATGGATTGTGATAAAAAATACTGGCTAAAATTACTAAATAGAATTGAGGTGGTTATATGACAAATGAACAAGCACAAAAAGTACTAGATAAAATGCAAGGTATAAGACCAGAGATGCTAAATGGCGAGGCTAAAAAATTATTTGAAGCAATAATGCTAATTGCCGACGAGCGAGATGAGTACAAGGACGAAGTAATAAAAAAAGACAATAGAATAAAACAACTAGAAAATATGAATAAATTTCAAAGTAAAGATATTAAAGAAACAGTAGATTATACCTTTGAATTAAATAAAGAGATAGAATTAAAAGACAAAATAATAGATTTAATGTCAGATGAAATAGAATCTTTGCACAGTAGGCTGATAGGAGAATTTGGAGAATGGACAACAAAATATTGTCAGGGCGGAGAGGAAACAACAATAGAAGAGATAAAACAATATTTTGAAAATGAAGCACTTAAAGATTAGTAAAACAAAACACCTATAAAATATAGGTGCTGTGTGGAGGTAACGAGATTCGAACTCGTAAAGATAAAATCTACTAGTTTGGTAAACTAGCGTGTTTACCAATTTCACCATACCTCCATATTGAAATATTAGCATATTATTATAAAAAAATCAAGATAAAATTTATAAGAGGAGAAGAACAAATGAAAATACCAAAAGTAATAAGCAAAAATGGACATGAGTACATATTTGTAAAACAAAACAATGAAAAGACATATTTATACAAAGATATGATATACGGTTGGAATGAAACATTTACAGATTATGATTTGGGATTAGTAAAAGAAATAGTAAAACCACCAAAATCAGACTTAAAAGTAGAAAAAGTAAAAATTTAAGGAGGGTACATATGACACGAGAAGATCTAAAAGACTATAAACATAATCAAGAGTGGATAAAAGGAAGATTAGAGTACATAGAAGAATATAAAACAAGTATAACAAATATAACATCAGTAATATCAGATATGCCAAGAGGGAGTAAGGAAGTACAAGACAGCATGGCGGAAAAAGTTGTAACATTATTAGACAATGTAGAAGAATTACTAGCAAGAATAATTAAAGAGCAAGAAAAACAAAAATTAATATTAGAACAATTAGACAAAGTGGAGCAACCTTATAAGTTGATTCTAGAGAAAGTATATATACAAGGGAAATCATTAGTAACAGTTGCTAGTGAGATGAATTATGATTATAAGTATATATGCAAACAACACGGAATTGCATTAAATAAATTTGAAAACACGACAAAAGAGGTTGAAACACTATAGTAAAAGTTGATAATATATATAATGAAAAGAAACAAAGTACAGGAAACCTGTTGACTAATAAACAAGCTATTTTTTTGATAAGAGCAGATGTTTTTAATGTTTGCTCTTTTTTTATTGGTATTAACAGATACTAGATATGTTGATATAAATATAAAAAGAGTAAAAGCGAGTCAGCTTATAGCATCCTTATTTATTGTTCAGAGCTTTTCTAGTGAGCTCTAATATATGTAAGATTAATTCAAGAGGTTTGAAACTTGTTTGCTAAACAATGTGTACCTAAAAAAGGTATGGGGTTCGTGTCCTCAGTCTTACGCCAGAGGCAGTTGATGGGTCTGTCGGGTACCATAAAATCCTGGAGTGTCTTTTCGGTGGGACTGTAAAGAACCGTACATATTTATTTTTGTAAGTTATATGCAGTGATATAAAGGTATGAAGTGAAGAGAACACTGAACCTATAATTGCAAAAGAAAAAACAAGTGAAATACTATGAGGTTTGATTGTTTGCTTATAGTAACACAAATAACAATAATAATGCAAATTTATATCATTGCATAGAGCTTATAAAGAAAAGAGTAACATATGAATATGAAATATTGTATGAAGAACAAATGCCAAGGCTGTAGAAGGTATGGCATCTGTTTTAATTATAAACCGAAAAGGAGAAAGAAGAATGATAGAAGGAAAAGTAATAAAAGAATTTAACGATAAAGAGAATAACTTAAAAAAATATACTGTAGGAAAAAGGTTTAAAGCAGAAAGTCAAAGATATAATGAATTAAAAAGCAAAGGTTTTGTGGACGAAGGCAAAGAGGTAGCAACTAAAAGTAGCGAGTAGGTGGTGAAATGGCTAAATACGATTGGAAAAAGCTAGAAAAAGAATACATATTAGGTGATTACAAATCAGTAAGTAGCTTTTTAAAAGATAAAGGTATAAACAACAATGGGACAACAAGAAAACACACACTAGGATGGAAAGACAAAAAGAGACAAAAAGAAGACAAAAAGGCGACAAAAATAATAGAAAAAGTCACTGAAAAAGAAATAGAAAAAGAAGTTGATATAAACACAAGACATTTAAAGATATATGACAGTTTTCTCGATGTATTAGAAAGAAGTTTTAAAAATCCAAGCGAATATATGTATTTAGGAATGCCTGATTATGACAAGTTGAAAAAAATGGCAGATATTTTAGAAAAAGCTCAAAAAGGACAAAGATTAGCAAAAGGATTAGATAAAGAAGAAAATAACAGTGAAAATGAGTTAAAAAATGCGAGAGAAGTCCTAATAAAAATAAAAGAGGTGGCAAATAATGGACAAGACAATTGAAATAAGTAGTAAACAAGCTGAATACATAAGAAACGCTACACACAGATGGAACTTCAAAATAGGAGCAACTCAATGTGGAAAAACATATATAGATACATTATTTTTAATACCTGAGCGAATTAGAGAGAGAATAGGTTTGAAGGGGCTTGTCTTTATCGCAGGAGTATCAAAAGGAACTATTCAAAGAAATGTTATAGAACCATTACAAGAAATTTGGGGCGATAAGTTAGTTAGCGACATAGGAAGCAATAATATTGCTACAATTTTTGGAGAAAAAGTTTATTGTATTGGTGCTGATAATGTTGGAATGGTAAGAAAATTCAGAGGAGCTAGAATAAAATATTTATACATTGATGAAGTTGTAGATATTAATGAAGAGGTATTTGAACTATTAAAATCAAGATTAAGCTTTGAATATAGTGTTGGTGAAGGAAGTGGAAATCCACAAAGCAGAACACATTATATTAAAAAATTCCTAGAAAGTGATGTTGATGTATACGTTCAACATTATACATTATTTGATAATCCTTTTTTACCTAAAAAAGTTGTCGAGGAAATGTGCAAAGAATACAAAGGCACAGTATATTATAATCGATATATATTAGGACAATGGTGCAATGCAGAAGGACTAATATTTCAACAGATTGCAAATGATGACAAAAGATTTATTACAACTACAATTCAATATAATTCTATAATAAGTATAGGAATTGACTGGGGAGGAAATAAATCAAAACATAGTATAACTGCAACGAAAATAAGCAGAGACTTTAAAAGTGTACAAGTATTAAAAACTAGTACAATGAAAGCGACAGGAACAAATACAAAGCAAGTATTTAGATGGATAATAAATTTTATAAAAGAGATACAGGATAAATATGGAACTGTATCTTTTATTTTTGCTGATAGTGCAGAACAAGTATTAAATAATTCATTAAATGGAGAATTAAGATCTAACAAAATTAATCTAATTGTCCAAGATAGTTTGAAAATAGAAATCAAAAACAGAATTGAACTTTGGAACAGATTATTAAATTTAGACAGATTAAGTTTCGTTGAAAAACAATGTAACACATTAATAGAGGCATTGCAAACAGCCTTATATGATGAGAAAGCTAAAGACGATAGATGGATAGATGATGGAGAAACATCAGATATAGATAGTTTAGACAGTTTCAATTATTCATTTGAATATTGGTTTGAAGAAATATCTTATTGTTTAGGAAAGGTAGCATAAAATGAATAATGTTATATTAAAGTATTTAAGAAATAAAGGATACGATACAGTATCAACAGATTATTATAAATTTATAGATATTTGGGAAACTTGGTGGAAGAATCAAGTAGAATTTCATAAATATCATGACCAAACAGGCAAGGAACGAAAAATGTTCAGTTTAGGCATGGCAAAAAGACTTGCAGAAGACTGGTCAAGCATATTGTTTACTGAAAGAGATGAAATTGCAACAGAAGCTAAGACGAAGGAACAAACAGAAGTAAATAACAAATATTTAAATGAACAGTTAAAAATATTAAAGGTATACAAAGATTTACCTGTTGCTATAGAAAAAGCTATGGCAATGGGGACCGCAGGTGCAGTAATAAGAGTAAAACATGCAAAAGTAGATAAACAAGGCAGACTGTTTGCAGATGATAGAACAAAGTTAGATGTTATTTATCTTGAAGCAAGCCAAATAGTACCATTAAAAGTAGAACATGGTGTAATAATAGATGCGGCATTTGTAAGTGAAAATACGGTACAAGATAAAAAAGAGTATTATGTAGAAATACATCAGCTAAAATACAATGAAGGACAAAAGAAAGAAATATATGAAATATCGAATAATTATCTAGATGAAAATGGAAATGAAATTGAAAAAGAAGGTATTGCAAAAACATACACAATTAATTCTAATATCCCGCTATTTAGCATATTAAAACCTGCAATAGCTAATCCGTTAGAAGTACAATATAATACAAATGGAATGGGATTTAGTATATATGGAACTGCAATAGATCAACTAATGGCATGTGATATTACATATAATAATTTTGTTATGGACTTTTATTTGGGAGGAAAGAAAGTATTTTATAATAAAAAAATAACGAGAACTAAAACAAGACAAATAAAAGATACAAATGGAAATATAAAAGAAGAAGAATACGAGGTATATCCTGACGATATTATGAAACAACAATGGACTGTATATGGAGATAGTGAAATAAGCAACATAAAAGACAATCCAGTTGTAACAGAATATAATCCAGAATTAAGAGTAGAAGAAGACAAAGCAGGAATACAATTTGCACTAAATATATTGAGCTTTAAAGGTGGGCTAGGAACTAAATACTATGAGTTTAATGGAAGTTCTGTAGTAACAGCAACTCAATATGTTGGAGACAGACAAGATCTAATTGAAAATGCAAATAAACATCGTAAAAGTGTAGATGAGTTTGTAAGTGGAATATGTAAAGCAATTCTTTTGTTGGGAAGAATGTTATTTAAAGAAAATGTTACAGAAGATTGCGCAGTTACAATTACAGACAAAGATGGCTTTATGGTAGACACAGAGACTGCAAAGCAAGAATTTAGACAAGATATAGCACAAGGAATAAGACAAGCTTGGGAATACAGAGTTAAATTCTTAGGAGAAACAGAAGAAATCGCAAGGGCAATGGTAGCAGATGAAGAAATAAAAGAAACAGAAGAATAGAGGTGTTTTGAATGTTAACACCGGAATATTTAGAGACTATAGAATTTAATAAAGTTGTAGAATTATACAATAAATTGAATATAGAAATTACAGCAGATATAATTCAAAGAATTGCAGGAATGAATGATATAACATCAACTACTAAAGATGAATTGAAAATATTAGTACAAACGAATGGTATAGAGGTATTTAATAAAGCATTAGAAAAGACATCGTTATTAACAACAGAAAGAAAAAAACAGTTAAAAAGACTTTTTGAGGATATGATACAAGAAGATATGCAAGACTATAAAGAATTATATGATTATCGAAATAAAACATTTAAATTAAGTGAAAGCCAATACAAGATTTTAAATCAAAACTTAAAATCAACAGATAAAACATTAAAAAATTTGACAAATACAATAGCATTTCAAAGTCAACAGATGTATGTTAATGCAGTAGACTTGGCATATATGCAAGTTGCAAGTGGGGCTCTTGACTATGCAACGGCAATTAAAAATGCAGTACAAAATTTAGCGGATGCCGGAATTACATTAAAAGACAGAGCAAGAAGGAAAGTTCAATTGGAAGTTGCTGTAAGAAGAAATGTAATGACAGGTATTCAGCAAACAGCTAATTCAGTAAACAGAGATATTGAAGAATATCTTGGTTGCGACGGATATGAAGTAACAGCACATCTAGGAGCTAGACCAACTCATGCTGAAGCACAAGGAAAACAATATGCGTTAAATGAAGAGGATTCGAAGAAATACAACATAGGACTATGGGCAGATGTAGAAGATTTGTGGAAAGAATATAATTGTAGACATACATATTTTGGAATAATATTAGGAGTATCAGAACCTAAATGTACGAATAAAGAATTAAAAGAATATAGAAATGCAACAGTAGAATTAAATGGAGAGAAGATACCGTATTATGAAGCTACTCAAAAGCAAAGACAACTTGAAAATGCAATAAGAAAAACAAAAAGAGCAATACAAACATTAGAAAAAGCAGGAGAAGACACTGAGGTTTCAAAGAGTAGATTGGCAACATTAAATAAAAGGCTTAATGATTTCTGTAAAGAAACAGGGTTAGAAAAAGATCATTCAAGAACAACTGTTGCAAAAACTCGAACAAATACACAGAGTAGATATAATGATATAACTAATCAATTTAATTTGACAAAGCAATATGAAGTAAAAGAAAAACAATATTATAAAGCTGAAGATGGTACTAAATACAATGCTGATGGAAAACATGTTATATTGAGCCCAACAACAAGAGAAAAAGAAGTAGCTGAAATACTTGGAAAAGTTTATGGCGGACAAGTTAATATAATACCAAGAGTAAATGAGCCATCAAACATAAAAACACCAGATTACATTATTAACAATGAAAGATTTGATTTAAAAGAAATTACCGGCAGTGGAAAATATGTAATAGAAGGTAATATACGAAAAAAGAAAAATCAAGCTAATAATTTTATAATAGATATAACAAATACCCAAATGGATATTAAAGAAATAGAAAGGCAAATAGTAAGTATTTACATTTCAAAGAGATATTTATGGGTTGATAAGATATTTATTGTGAAAGAAGATTCAATAATAAAAATATATAAAAGAAAATAGTTGAAGGTCAACTGCGAACCAAATATATGGGGTTCTCAACTGACCTTCAATAATAATATTATTAACTTAATTATACTATAAATTAGGCTAATATTCAATAGTTTATGCAAAAATAATACAATTATTCTAGTTATTAATATTTTAATATATAGAAGCTGACGAGCTTCTTTTTTTATGGGTTTTGTTAATAGTTACCTTAAATAAATTAACAGGTGGGCATACATCGTCAAAAATAGCGAATATTATCAAATTCAAGGGAAGAAAAACCCGTATAAAATCGTAGGAGGAGAAATATATGAAGAGAAGTTTTTTAGAAGGATTGTTCAAAGATTTAGAAGTAGAGGATAGTGTTAAGAAAACAATTATTGATAATATCATGGATGAAAACGGAAATGATGTTAATGCAGAAAAAGCAAAAACCGAAACTGCTAAAAATGAGGTTAAGGTAAAAGAAGGAGTAATTGAAAGTTTAAACACTAAAATCAAAGAATTAGGCGATATTGATATTGAACAAATCAAAAAGGAACAATTTGATTTAGGAAAAGCTGAAGGATCTAAAGAAGTCGAAGATTTCAAGAAAACTAATGCATTAAAAAGCTCAATAAAAGGAGCGAAAGATTTTGATTTAGTTTATAGCAAACTAGACAAAGATAAAATTAAATATGAAAAAAATGAAAAAGGAGAATACACGGTAAGTGGCATTGATGAACAAATCAAAGATGTCAAAGAAAAGTATTCTTTTTTGTTTGACGAAGAAGACGATGGAAGTGTTGACACTGAAATTAATTTGGGTGGAAATCACAATAAAACACCTGAAAATGATGGCTTAAGACAATTAGAAGAAGCCATGGGAATTAAAGAAGGAAAATAGAAAGGAAGAATGAAAAATGAACTCAATAGAATTATTTAAGAAAAATGCACCAGAATTATTAGATAAAATTTATAAAGCAGAATCAACAACAAGTGATTTTGATATAAACGGAGCATTAGTACAAGCTGGTAAAAATGCAAATGAGATAATTGTCCCTGTATTAGATATGGATGGATTAGGAGACTACGACAGAAATAGTGGATATATTGATGGCGATGTATCATTAACTAACGAAACCAAGAAATTTAATTATGAAAGAGGAAGAAAATTAAAAACTGATACAATAGATAACGAAGAAACAGGAGGAGTTATATTAGGAAATTTATCAGCAGAATTTTTAAGAACAAAAGTTATTCCAGAAGTTGATGCTGTTAGATATGCAACATATGCTTCAATACCTGGTATATCAAAATCAGAAGGAACATATGATACTGCTGAAAAAGTATACAAAGCAATAGCAAAAGCTTGGGACGATATGACAAATGATGAAGTGCCAGAAGAAAACAGACATTTGAGAATTACATCTACATTACATGGAATGATTAGAGATATGGATACATACAAATCAAAAGAATTATTAAGCAAATTTGCAAGTATAAAAGTAGTGCCACAATCAAGATTCCAAACAGCTATCGAATTATTAAGTGGTAAAGATAGTGACGGAGAAAGAAAAGGCGGATTTAAAAAAGCCGATGCAAAATATGAAATAACAAAAGATGTAGCTGTCAATTCAGCAAAAACATATTATACAAAGAGTGGGACAGATTATACAAAAGTAGAATCTCCTGTAACGGGAAGTATATCAACTTATTACGAAAAAGTAGCAGAAGAATCAAAAGATATTAACTTTATGATAATTCATAAACCAGCATTGTTACAATATACGAAACATAATAAAATGAAATTATTTACACCAGATCAAGACCAAGACGGAGATAACTATAAATGGCTATATAGATTATATGGATTAAATGAATACTACAACAACAAAGTTGCAGGTATTTATTTATCATGCAAAGCTTAGGAGGGATTAATATGTCAAAAAAAGTTGGAATAGGATATTCTTTCAAAGAGAAGAGTATTGAAAAAGAAAATGAAGAATTAAAGGAAACAATAGCTATACTTAATAAAGAAAATGAAGAATTAAAAAATAAAATTATTAAACTAAAAGAAAAAGAAACTAAAGAGCCAACAGTAGCGGAACTAAAAGCAAAATTAGATGAATTAGGAATAGAATATGATAAAAAAGCTACTAAGGAAGTATTGCTAACATTGATACCACAAAAGTAGGAGTTGATAATTATGGTATATGCTGACTATTATTATTATGAAGTGGAGTATAAAGGAACAATACCAGACGAAGACTCTTTTGATTTGCTAGTTTTAAAAGCAAGTAGAGAAATTGACAAAAATATCAATACAAGACTAACAAAAACCAAAATAGAAAATTTGTCGAAAGAAGCACAAGAACAGTTGAAATATACTGCTTGTGCTTTAGTTGATTTAATAAACAAAAAGCAAGAAAGTACAAACAGAAAGATAACATCATACTCAATAGATGGTGTAACAAAGAATTTCAAAGTACTTTCAGATGAAGAATATACAAAATCAAAAAGAGAAATATTAGCTTGTCTACCTGATGAGTTAGTATGTTTCTTGTAGGAGGGCACTATGGAAGATTTTCCAACTCAAAAAATAACTATTTATCATAAAGCAGATAATGTTTGGAACAGATATGTTGTAGAAGCAAGTTATAGAAATACATCAATATCAAATCATAATAAAAGTGGGTCTAGTTCAACTGATAATGCCCTTATTAGGATATTTGATATTGAGGGATATAATTCAAAATGGTTTGTACAAAAAAACGATACAATAGTTAATGAAGAGGTTAAAGATGTAATTGAAGGTAATACTCCATTAACACAATTAACAAAAAAATATGGCGAAGAAAATGTACATAAGGTAACATCTATTGATAAGTTTATTTTAGATGATGAAGAACTACCAAACCATATAAAGTTAGGATGTATATAATGAGTATTATATTAAAGAATAAGCCTTTAAAAACGATTTACAACAGCTTAGGGTTAGAGGAAAAAGGAAAAGTACAAGCATTCTTGGATAAAACTACAGCTGAATATTTAATGAAATATGTTTCAAAAAAAGGCGGGGTTCAAGAGAAATCTATTCCAACTGCTTCAAAATATGGAAGTGGTAGAATCATTATAAATGTCCGTTATGCTAGATTTCAAGCAGAAGGCAAAGTAATGGTTGGAGTTAATAGTAGAAGAGCTTGGGCAAGAAAGAATGAAAAGAAAGTAGTTATAAATAAAAACTTAAAATATCATAGTGATTCTTTGAGAGGAGCACATCCTTTTGAGAGAATGAAAGCAGACAAAAAAGATAGTATATTAAATCAAACAGCAAATTTCGCGAGGAGGTTAAGTTAATGGATAGTGCAATAAATGAGTGGTTATTACAATATGAACATATAAAAGAAATAGCAGAAATGATTCATACAGAAGAGCTTCCAGACCAAACCGACACACTCGCTTTACAAAGAAGTGGTGTAGAGAATTTAGGATTAAAATATGTTGGAGAAAAAGGTTGGTATAGACAATATCAATACATTTTGCTTTTAAAGGCAAATAGTGAAGATGACATACAAAGATTAAATAACTTAGACTGGTTGGATGATTTGAGCGATTGGATAGATAAACAAAACCAATCTAAGAATTATCCAACTTTAGAAAATAAAAAAATAAAACAAGTAAGCTGTGCTAATGCAATAACTTATGAGAGTGAAGAGGATGGCTCTATAAGTACGTATTATTTACAGCTTTATTTTAATGTAAGAGGAGGAATTTAAAGATGGCTGCAGATAATTCAGAAGTAGAAGTGATGGCGTATGATGAAGCTTATTACTTAGATGTTGAAGCTACTAAGGCTTCTAGTGCAACAGCTGATATTCAATTAATGAATGTTGGTGTTACAAAATTTGAAGAAAGTTCAAATCCGACAGAAAAATCAACACAATACATTGGAGATAAATCAAAAACAAATAAGGTAACTGGATATGATAATCAATTTGCTATAGAAAGTGACCTTATAAAAAACAATAAAGTTGTTGAATACTTATATAGTATTTTTAGAGATAGGAAAACAGGGAAATATGCTCAACAAGACTTATTTATTGTTGAACTATGGAATCCTGTAGCAGAACAAGAAAATACATATAAAGCAAGAAAATTAAAAACAACAGCAGTTATATCAAGTAAAACACCAAATCCAGGTGAAACAATAACATTCAGTGGAGATTTAAAAGGTGTAGGAGATTTTGTTGACGGAACATTCAATACATCAACAAAGACATTTACAGAAAATGCGTAATTAATTAAGAGGTAGAATTAAAGATAATTATATTAGAGAGGATTTTAAGAAATGATAGAAAATAATAAAAGAATAAGTTTTGGATATGAAGATACAGATAGTAAGATAGAGATAGATTTATATGGAATAGTTTTTGAAATTAATAATTTAGATAGTATAGATGAGTTAAAGAACATAGATCAAGAAAATGAAAGTGTAATAGAAGCACAGTTAGAAAAAATATTAGGAAAAGGTGCTATTGAGAAAATAAATAGAAAAAGAGTAAGTGATGGATATAAAGAATTAGATTTAAATATAGAATTAAATATTTTGGGATGTGTTTTTGAGGCATATGCTAAAGGAACAGCAGGTAATGTGTTAGGAAGAGTAACAAATGCAGTAGAAGATATAAATAAAGATATGAGTAATACTATGAATAGAGAACAAAGAAGAAATTATAATAGAACAAATCAATATAAGAATTATAACAGGAATAGAAATCGTAGGAGATATTAATATGATTATGTTTAATAAGCTACCTTATTTTGTAATTTTACAAGGAAAAAAATATAGAATAAATGTAGACTATAGAAATATGATATCTTTTGAAAATATAGTGCAGGATAAAAGTGTCGACAAATCAGAAAAGATAAAGTATGGATTGAGACATTTTTATCCTGCTTTTTTTAGTTTGGAAAACTATCAAAAATTGTTATATTTTCCAGAGTTGTATAAAGAAGCTTGCGAGAAACTAATTTGGTTTTATAAATGTGGTAGAGAAGATTATCACAAAATAACAGGAAATGGCAAAGGTTCAAATAAGCAGATATATTCGTATGAATATGACGATGAATATATTTACGGAGCTTTTTATGAGCAATATGGAATTGATTTAGCATATGACAAAGTGCATTGGTGGAAATTTAAAGCTCTTTTAAAATCATTAAAAGACGATACTGAATTTGTAAAAATAAAGGGATATAGAGCGTATACAGGAAAAGACGAAAATATGATTGAATTGAGAAAATACTGGGAATTACCACTTCCGGCAGAGGAGCAAGAAAGATTGAATAAACTTTATGAAACTTTAAAATAATTTTATTTTCGACAAATTTCGACAATAAATATCAAATGAAAGTGATATACTCTTTTTATAAAAATAAAAGGGGGAATTAAAATGAATGAAAAGTCAATAAAAAGTGCTAATAATATACTTAATGTTATTATAGTAACTGCAATTATAGCAATAATTGGAATAGTTGGAAGTATTTTTTTTAGTCGAAAAGGAAATATTATTACAAGCAAAAATATGACAGCAGAGGAAATATGTAATGAGTTAAAAAATAATAACAATAATATTGGAAAGATTGTTGTGTATACAGAAGAAACAGATAATTTATTAGGGAGACCAAATCAGTATACTTCTAAAGTTAATTTTGCAGATAATAGGATAAGCCAAGAATATGTTGAAGAAAACGATGCTAAAGGAGGAACAATAGAAGTTTTCAATAATAAAACAGATATGAAGAAAAGAAAAGAATATATAGAACAAATATCAAATTCTTCTAGTATATTTGCACAATATATATATAGTAAAGGAAATGTATTATTAAGGTTAGAAAAAGATTTAACTCCTGAGCAAGCACAAGAATATGAGAAGATATTTAATCAAATAGTAAAATAAGAGATATCATAACACTTAGAGAAATCTAGGTGTTTTTATTTTGTCTACAGGAAAGGACAAAATAATGGCAGTAGCAGGGTCATTGACATATGACACTAAAATAGACAAGAATGGTTTTAAAAATGGATTAAATAGTTTAGAAAACAGTGTAAACAGCACAGGAACAAAAATAAAAAATATAGTAGCAGCATTAGGAATAGACAAAATAATATCAACAGCATTTGGAATATTAAACAATTCAATTGATGGTGCTATTTCAAGACTAGACACATTAAACAATTATCCGAAGGTAATGTCTAACTTAGGAATATCAAGTGAAGAGGCTCAAAAGTCAATAGCAAAAATGAGTGATAAACTATCTGGATTGCCGACTACACTTGATGAGGGGGCATTAGCAGTACAAAGGTTTACTAGTAAAAATAATGATGTAGCAAAAAGTACTGATTATTTTTTGGCTCTTAATAATGCAATATTGGCAGGGGGAGCAGGAACGGAAATTCAATCAAGTGCGTTGGAACAATTGTCACAATCATATGCAAAAGGCAGTATGGACATGATGGAATGGAGAACATTGCAAATGGCTATGCCCGCACAATTAAATCAAGTAGCTAAAGCAATGGAAATGACAACAGAAGCGGTTGGTGCTGGATTGCGAGGAGCAGATAAAGATGTTGCTTATGTAAGAGATGTGACAATGGAAGAATTTATGGATGCAATAGTTCGACTAAATCAAGAAGGAGTGGATGGTTTTGCATCTTTTGAAGAACAGGCTAGAAATTCAACAGGTGGGATTGCAACTTCAATTACAGTTGCAAAAACACAAGTTGTAAAAGGCGTTGCAGATATTATAAATTCACTTGATCAGTTCTTAAAAGATGAAGGATTAGGTGGCATTGGAGAAATAATATCAAATATTGGAAAAAAATCAAAAGAGGTATTAGATTATGTAGCACAAAAGTTGCCAGAAACAATCAGATTTCTAAAAGATATTGCACCTGTAGTTATGGCAGTAACTACGGCTTTTGTTGTGTTTAAAAGCGCATTAGCTATAAAAAAAATAATCAAATCAGTAAGAAAATCATTTGCTTTGCTTAATGCAACATTAGCAGCGAATCCAATTTTACTAGTAGTATCATTAATAGCAGGATTAGTTGTAGCATTTATATATTTATGGAACAATAGTGAAAGTTTCAGAAATTTCTGGATAGGATTGTGGGACAATATAAAGAAAGCTGTATCCACAGCAGTTAATTTTATTGTGCAGTGGTTTAATAAAATTGTTGATTTTGTAAAAAACAACTGGCAAGGAATTTTATTGTTTATAGCAAATCCTTTTGTTGGTGGGTTTAAGTTACTTTATGACAATTGTGAAGTATTTAGAAATTTTATTAACAACTTTATAGAAAGCATTAAGAATTTTTTTGTAAACGGATGGAACAACATAGTTTCATTTTTTACAGAAACTATACCACAATGGATTCAAAATGTAATAAATTGGTTTTCTCAATTGCCTTATATGATAGGCTATCACATAGGACAGACATTGGGAAATATTATACAATTTGGTATAAATTTATGGAGTTGGGTTACTGGTGACTTACCTCAAATAATTCAAAGTATAATAGATTGGTTTGCTAGTTTACCTAGTAAAATACAAGAGTGGTTGAATAATACTATAAACAATATAAAGGATTGGTGCGTAAATGTATATAATGTAACTTCTAATTGGATGTCAAGAACAATAGAAACAGTAGTAAGCTGGTTTAGACAGTTGCCTGGAAGAATATGGACTTGGCTTATGGATGTAATAAGTAAAGTCAAGAACTGGGGAACAGATCTAGTCAATAAAGCTAGAGAAGCTGCACAGAACATGTTCGATACTATTGCTGATATAATAAAAGGATTACCAGACAAGATGATGGAAATAGGAAGAAATATTGTTGAAGGCCTTTGGAATGGAGTTAAAAATGCCAAAGATTGGATGAAACAAAAAGTTGGAGAGTTTGCAAAAGGAATACTTGATGGAATGAAAGACTCTTTAGGAATACATTCACCATCAACAAAAGCTAGAGACTTGGTTGGAAAATTTATTCCACAAGGTGTTGCTGTTGGTGTAGAAGCAAATACAGATAGTGCATTAAGAGCAATAGACAATATGAATGACGATATTATGTCAGAAATGAATAAAGCAGTAGCATTTGAGACAGGAGCTGTTAATGCTAAGGCAAGTGTAAAATCTAATAATAGTATGTTGAATGTAATACAGGCAGCATTTAACATAGATGGAAGTATAGATATTGATGGACAAAGAGCAGGAAGAATATTAACACCATACATGTCAAAAATACTAAGAACAGGCGGTGCATATTAATGATAAGAAGAGTAGTATACAATAACAAAGCATTTAAAATAGCAGGTAGTTATGGATTCAAGTTTTCAAACAATGAAGTAACTTTCAATGACATAACTATAGATTTTACAGGATGTACAATTGCAGATATACCGTATAAGTATCAAGAAATAAAAATAATTGAAGCAGAAAACGAAGAAGATATAATGCGAGGAACAGTCAAATTTACTGGATTCTTAGATGATATAGATTTATCCGATATGAAGCTGGAAGAAGAAGAAAGGGAGATAACATTAACATTGTTGTCTCCTTTAAAACTTGCTACAAAAAGAAGTGTAAGTTTAATCGGAACATATAAATTAGAAATAGCAATAAAGAGAGTCTTGCAACCACTTATTGATGATGGATTTATATTAAAAGAAATAAATATTCCAGACGGACAGATAACAGTAAATTTTGTACTTGAAACAGTTGAAAATTGTATGAATAATATTGGATTCAAACGTAATGTTTTCTGGACGATAAACGAAAAAAAAGAAATATATGTAAATTCAATAGATTATTTATTTGGATTACAGCCAGAAAAAGAGATAAAAGGAGAAACACAAGAGGAAGGATTATCTAAAATACAACCCAAAATCGAAAATGTGGATTATGCTAATGTGATTAACTTCAAGAATGTGAGAGTGATTTATCAATCAGAAAGTGACACAGATTCTGAAAACATAGAACCGTATCCGATTATTCAATTAAATAAAAAAATAAAAAAAGGAGATATTGTAAATTTTGAGTATCCGATCATTATTGATGAAGATTATTTAAGAAGTTATATAGATGAAAAAAATAGTCAAAATGGGACTTACTATAATTTGGACTTAAGAATAAGGCTAAATGACGGAACTGCAAAACTTTATTCAAAATATATAACTGTATGGAATGATCAACAGGGAAAATATGAGAGTAAAGGAAGTATAAGTTTTAGCAACGCTACTGGAGATGAAGGAGAAATTGTCCTTCAAAGAGATAGTTTTTTTGAAAATTTGATTACTGGATTTAAGTGGAATTATGATAGTACTGGTACAATAGAACGTATAATTAGTCACACTGCACTGAGATATACAATAATGAGATTTATGTATTCTGAGGAAATAAACAAATTAAAAGGTATAATATCGGAAAGTGGACAAATTGAAAAAACTATAGATTATCAAGAGAAATGGACAACATTACCACAGCTAATAAGTTATGCTAGAAGTCTAATAACTCAAAATTCAAATATGATAAATCAGGTAACATTGGAATACGATAAAAAGCCAAATTTGAAATTGGGGGATATAATCTTGATAGATAAGCCAGGTTTTTATATACAAGGAAAATTTGCAGTAAAGGATATAAACTACACATATAACAATGAACTTGATGAAAAATGGATAGTAACAGTTAAAGGTTCTGATTTAATATCTTCTTATATTGACTTGTTTAGGCCAGAAGAAAAAGAAGAAAATCAAAAGAGTATTGATACCGTAATATTAAGTGAATTTGTTGAGGAACAAATAAACGAAGTACATAGTATAGAATTAGAACAAGGAGATTAACAAGTATGAAAATAAGAAATGAATTAGTAAGTATAAAAATGGGTAAAAAAAAGTACGATTTTAATAATTTAATATTAGATGAATATTTAAAAAGACTTACAAAAGCACAATTAGATGAAAAAGATGTGAATTTGTTGACTGCAGATACAAGAGCTTGCTATTGTTTAATTAAATTTGATAAAGTATTTGAAGATTTATCTGCGGAATCAGAGATACAAAATACTGATTTTGACATTTGTTTAATGGGAAGTACTATTGCAAATCAAGATATAAGTGAGCAAAATATTACAACTGAATATCTATATGCTTCAGATTTAATTTGGGACTATAGCAAGCAATCAGCTGATGCTCAAATATCAGACTATTATGGAAAGAAAATTGCGGCAATAGGATTTAATTCGTGGTGGGCTAGAGGTAAAGTATTAGTAATGGCAGTATTAGATGTATCAAATTATAATATTTATTTACAAGAAAATCAAGAACTATCAGTTACTAGAAAAGATATAATAACAACTGATGCATTGTTTTATTCAAATGATAAAACAAAAATACCAGGTCCTGTTCACTTAGCACCTTACCGGGGTGCCACAAATAATATATCAATCGAATATATATGAAAATGAACAATCTTGGAAATCTTTTAATGATAAAGGATATGGGATATTGTATAGCGTTGGATTGTCTTCATATTCAGATTATATAGATAAGGAATTTGTAATAGGCAAAGACGTACAGATAAAAAATAATGGAACTGAATTAGAGATACAGGGGATAGAGAATTATTTATCTAAAGATAATTTGATTTTTCCTGACAATAAGATATATCCAAATTCTACTATGTATCCAATCAAATCAAATTATAAATATGTAATTTTTAAATACAAAGTTTGGCAACTAGTACATAGTGGTACTTATGATAATACAATAGAAACACCGACAGATACGGGTTATTTTTACTATCAAGCAATACCAATAGATAAATTCGGAAAAAGTAATATAAAAATAAAATACGAAAGGGGTTGATAGCATGGTCAACTTTGAAGATGGAGAATTAGTTAAAGGAGCATATGTAGTAATAGACGGTAAAGAATATGAAGTACATATGCCACAATACTCTGGAAGAACACCTTTAAGTTCTGAAAATTTAAATAAAATGCAAGTGGAAATATTAAAAACAATGCTTCCTGTCGGTTCGAGATATGTGACACAAGACAATACAAATCCAAATGAAATATTGGGATTTGGAACATGGGAGAGATTAAAAGGAAAAGTATGTTTAGGACTAGATGAGGACGATACTGATTTTAATACAATAGGAAAAACTGGAGGAAGTAAATATTTACAAGAACATAGTCACACGGGAGTAACAGGATTGGGACAAACAGACTTTATGCGTGCAGTAGAGGTAACTGGAAGTAACAACGCAAGTAATCATGTTGTTAGCAATGGCTCAGGAGGATATAAAGATCATGTAAGTGGATCTAGTGATTTTCCAGGTGCAAACCATTATCATTCTTTTACAACTGACAAGACTGGAAAAGGTAATTCAGAAAATTTACAACCTTACGAAGTTGTAGGTTATATGTGGATTAGGAGGGCTTAAGATGGTAAACAAAATATTGATAAGAACATCTGACAGAAAGACATTGCACAAAGATAGAAGAACATTAGGAATGAATGGGGAGAACTTACAAGAAGTTCTTCTTTTCTGTTTAGATGAAAAAATAGAAGGAACTGGAATAGTAGAAGTAGAGTTACCAAATGGCGAAAAAGGAATGATACAAGCTGAATGTACAGAAGAAGGCTATGAACTACCTATCAAGTCAAGTTTAATGGCACAAACTGGTTTTGTAAAGTTTCAATTAAGAATATTGCATGATAATGAAGAAATCTTCAAATCAGAAATAATAGCGTTAGAGGTAAAAGACTCAATAAATGCAACTGCGACTATTCCGGAAGAATATCCTAGCTGGGTTGATACACTAACAAATTTAAAGAAAGATCTAGAAAAAGCAGAAAGTGAAAGAGTATCAAATGAAGAGAAAAGGCAATCAGCAGAAGAAACAAGACAAGAGAACTTTACTAAAATGCAAAAAAAATCAGAAGAAGCAGTTAGCAATATAAAAGATTTAACAGACAAGTACAATGAAAATGACAAGCAAAAGACAGAAGCATTCAATAAGAACTTTGAAGAAAAGCAGAAAGCAATAAATGATAATGCAGAAGCAAAAACAACAGCATTTGGCGAAAACGCAGAAGCACAAACAAAGACATTCAATACTAACTCAGATGATAAACTAGCAGAATACAACAAGAATCATACTGCTAAAATGAAAGAGTTTGACGACAATTATGATACAAAGACAAAAACATTTGATGATAATGCTTCAGCTAAATTAGATGAGTATAATAAAAATACTGAATTAAAAGAGAAATCTTTCAATGACAATGCTGGAACTAAAACTGAAACTTTTAATACTAATGCTGCAGATAAACAAAACGAGTTTGATGAAAACGCTTCTGATAAGTTAGCTGAATACAATCAAAATGCAAAAGAGTTAATCAACAAAGTTGAGCAAGTTCAAGCTGAGAATGAAACTCTAAAGGCTGAAAACAAGCTAATTAAAGAGCAGATACCAAGTGCTAGTGCGAGTGGAAATTCAATTCATGTTGAAGATAGCGGAACACTTGATTTTGATTGGAAAATTAGAGGTGGACATAAGCAAGAGACGAGAGAAGGGTATAACTTATTAGATTTCAATGTTACACAAGATAGCAGAGTAACAGTAAACGAAGATGGAACATTAACAATAAATGGAACAGGTGGATTTGCTTTAAATATAGATAAATTACAATTAAAAGCAGGTATCACATATTATCAAAAAGTTGAGCTGATAAGTGGCAGTATTTCTGGTTCAAATATAAACAATACTTTTTTAAGCTTTGCCGGAGCTGGAGCATGGATTTCAAGCGAAAACTTTTCACAGACAAATTTAACTAAAGATACAGAAAAAACAACTATCTGGATAAATGCGAGTGCTACATTTGATAATGCAGTAATAAAAATATGGGCAAATACGAACAAGAGTGATTTCGAACAATACGGAGCATCACCTTCACCTGATTATCCAAGCGAGATTGAAACAGTAGGAAGTAATGTAAACGAGTTTAATTGTAGAGATACGTATACTTCAAAAGGAATAACGTTAACTAAATATATAGATGGAAGCTTTAAAGTTGAAGGAATATCAACAGAAAATTCTGATTTTAATTTTAATATAGCTACTTATTTTAAAATAAAAGGAAAAAATACATTTAAGTATGAGGTGCTTGAAGGAAATTCACCAGCAGTATGGTTTTGGAATAGTACTGATAGTAATTCAAATATAACTCTTTCAAAGACAAATAACAGTACAGTAGTAACGTTTGAAGATGAAAAAGAATTAGCGTTAAATTTTACAGCAGTCAAAGGAACAACATATTCATTTACAGCAAGAATGAAAATTGTAAAAGGAAAAGAGACAGGTTTATATTCTCCTTACCGGAATGGGCAGTGTAGAAATAGATGTGGTAAATGAAAATTTGATAGATAAAAATAAAATAGCAAAAGGTTTAATGATAACAGCAACTGGAGAGACGACAAATTCAAAATATTTTTCAACAGATTATATAAAAGTATCAAAAAATGAGACATATTATGCAAATGAGTATGTGCCAGTTGTTGCAGCATATGACAAAGACAAGAAAAGCATTGGGTATATTAGAAATACATTAACAGGAGGAAGTTTTAATACAGGAAATGCAGTCTATATAAGAGCTAGAAATAATGTACAGTTATCAACTGAAGAAGAAATTCAAAATGCAATAGATAAAGCAATGATAATAAAAGGCTCAACCTCATCAGATTATATAGAACATCAATCTCAAACAGCAATAATGCCAATACAACAAGAAATGTTAGAAGGAGATTATATTGCAGATATAGAGCATCATGAATGGGGAAAAATAATTTTAACAGGAAATGAAAGTTGGAATAAATCTTCCACAACAGAAATAGACAGATTTTCATACAATACAAGTGATTATCCCGCTTTTGCCGAAGGACTTTCTAATTGTTTCTTGGTTAAAAAGGGAATATCATTAGAAGTCGGAATATTAATATTTAATGCAGGAGTGCAAATAGATATTAATTTCAGCAATTATGGTACAACAACTTTAGAAGAATTTAAAGCTTGGTTAAAATCAAAATACGAAGCGGGAACACCGATAATAATTTATTATAAACTAGCAGAAGCAATTGACTTAGAATTAACATCAGAACAAAAAGCAGTACGAGAACAAAAGTTATACACATACAAAAACATAACAAATATAAGCGTAAGTGATGAATTAGCAAGTATAGATGTAAATTACAAAAAAGACCCGACTACAGAACATGACGATTTACAAAATCAAATAGACGAAATAAAACAACTAATAAGTACAACAGAAACAAGTGCATTATTATTAGATAACTTACAAAAAGATGTAGAAACGGAGGTGGAATAAATGATAGTAGAATTATTAAAGAAATTGATTGTTAAAAAATACTACAAAGAAAAGACAGATATAGAGAACAAATTAAATGTATTTTATGCAATGAGTAAAATAAGTGATGAAGAATACAGCGAACTAACATTGCTAGTAGAAGATACATATACAGAACCAGTTGAAAATATAGAAGCTACAGAAGTGGCAAAAGGAGAAGAATAATGCAAATATTAGAATTTTTAAAGGATTATTGGTTTTTAATTACTTTTTGCAGTGGAATCTTCTTCGCAATGCTTACTTTCTGTACAAGCATGATAGAAGCAACAAAATGCAGTTTAAGAAATGATATATTAACAATATATGACAGATGTAAAGATAGAAAACAAATCACGCACTATGAGCTAGAAAGCGTACAGCATAGTGCGGAAATCTATTTTAAGTTAAAAGGAAACTCATTTGTTGAGTCGCTTATGAAAAAAATAGAAGATTTTGAAATAACCGATTAGGAGGGATTTATATGGATGCAAAAACAATAACTGAAATAGCAATAGTAGTAGTTGCTATATTGACTTTTATAATGTATCTAGTGTGGCAAATAAAGAAAAAAGGATTAAGACAAACAGTAATAAACTTAATAGTAAGAGCAGAAAATATGTATAAAAAAGGTGACAATGAAAAGAAAATAAATTATGTTATAGATAAGATAATAGTGCTAATACCTGCACCATTGTCTTTTTTTATAACTAGAGAAGCTGTGAGAGAATTTATACAAACAATATTTGATGAAGTAAAAAAAGCACTAGACTATGTGCCAAAGGAGGGCTAGTATGGAAGAAGAAATTGTAGAAACAATGGAATTAGCCGAAGAAGATGCAAGAGGGGAGGCTAACGAATAATGAACATTGAAGAAAGATTATTAACAATTAATTCATATTCAAGAAGTGGAGAAAAGCAAAATAAGATTGAAAATATTGTGGTTCACTGGGTAGGAAATGCAGAAAGCTCTGCTATAGCTAACAGAAACTATTTTGAAAATCTTAGAAATACACATAAGACATATGCTTCAAGTCACTATGTAATTGGACTAAATGGCGAAATAATAAGATGTATCCCTGAAGATGAAGTTGCTTTCCATAGTGGTAGTTATTCAATGAATAGAAAATCAATTGGAATAGAAGATTGCCACCCAGATTGGGAAGGAAAGTTCAATGAAAATACATATAATAGCTTAGTAGAATTATGTGCAGATATTTGTAAAAGATACGAATTGTCAGTAGATAATATTATAAGACATTATGACGTTACAGGAAAAGAATGTCCACGTTACTATGTAAGAAATGAAAAAGAATGGATCAAGTTCAAAAATGATGTTGCAAATAGGCTTGGACAAGCCACAGTTAATACAGCTGTAAAAGAAGAAAAAGGGAGTGAAGAAGTACCTATGTATAGATTTAAAAATGGAAAAACAGTAGAGCCAATCTACGCTGATTGTCAACATACATTAAAAATTGGTAGTCTAAATAAATATGAAGAGTGTGAGTGTTTTGGAATATTTAATGGAGCACCAATGGTTCGTTATCCGACTAAAAATGGAAATTATAAAATTGGTTTTGCAGTAGATGTAAGATGTGTAAAATAATATAAAAAATTAGAGGTAAGCTGATTAATTTCGGCCTACCTCTTTTTTTGCGTTTTATGGTTGAAATCAAGGCATAAAACTATATTAATTAAAAATAAAAATGGCTCAAAAACGATTTAAATGCGAGTTTTAAAAAGGGTATTGACAAATATTAAAGAAAAGTGATATAAAATAAATAATGAAGATGTTGTATACATAAAATTTGCAAATTGTAGTAATTTATGTTATAATATCTTATAGCAATATAAAACATTAAAGTTTTATTTGTTTGCTTGTAATGCATATTACGAAAGTAATTGCATAAAATATAAAAAGGTTGATTGAGGATAGAAAGTGGCAGCTATCACGCCAGAGATGGTCTTATAAGTAGATGTAGGGTACGCCGTCCTACCGATTAACCGAAATTAAAAAACTTAAAAAAGGAGATACTGCAGTATCTCCTAAATTTATGCTTTTTTTACAGGAATTAATTTCCTACTTTTAATTGAATTTTTTAATTTTGCTTCTGATATTGGGTAGATAGTTCTAAATAATAAGTTTCCACCACCTTTTACAATTTGAATACCGACTAAAGAAATATCATCTAGTTTCTTTACATATTGAAGATTACCGTTCTTAAATAATCCAATGTAGTCAGGCTCACCAATAATTAATGGTATAGATTGTACTGCTTGATAATAAGAATCAATACTTGAATATTCAATCTTATGCTTTTCACAATGTTCCTCAATTCTGGTAGACCATACATTGATGTTTTGAGGTTTTAGATTTAAATCTAACATATCTATAACTTCTTGAGAAAGTTCACCAATTTTTATATTTTTACTTTTCCCAGTATGTAACTGTTCTAAATCGAGTTTTTTCAT